ATAATCGCTAGGTAACACAAACTGATTATCGGCATAAACAACCACAGCATTGTCACCATTGTTGTGTCTAATATCACATATACATGTTGCTGTGTCTGTAAATGTGAATATCTGTGCTTGTCGTGTTGTTTCGGAGCTCTTAACCCAACCAGTTCTAAGATTGTAATTTGTTCTATCTCTGTATTTTCTAACAAATCCGGTACCAACATCAGTTGTTGTTGACACATTATTAATCGTGTAAACAAAAGTGTCACTGTATAAGTTGTTGTCAAATACAATATCACCAACATTGTTGATATTTAAGTAGCTTAATCTTAACCCAACTTCTTGATCAATTGGTCCTGTACCTTCTTTGTATGAAAATAGTTTAGTTCCTCTAAAGTTTGTTGATGGATAAACAGCAGTGTTACTAATCGAATATCCGTCAGCATCAAATATATCAAACAATGGTGGTTGATTAATTTTTGTTTTTTGCTGTGTTTCTAACCACTCTGTCCCTGTATATCTGTAGCTCTTGCCTTTTAAAGTTGTACCACTCTGTAAGTAAACAACTTGATCAGCATTTACTTCTGCATCATCTGCTTCAACTAGCTGAATAATTTTTTCACTTGTTTGTTCTGGATCTTCTGTTATGCCTATAGGATCAACTAGTTTAACTTCATAAATCTTATTACGTACCACAGGATCTAAGTCAGCGGCAAAAATAATTCTGGCACCATCATATAAACCAAAGTTGTCAATATTGTACCCTATTTTGCCTGCTACATTACTCAGTGCGTCTTTTTGTTTAAGATCGATAATATCAATTGCACGTTTGCCTTCAGTACCAAAGTTATATAAACGAAGACCGTCATTAAATTCTAAGATAGGACGTTTAGCACGTGCTGTTTGATCTAAGTTAGCAACTGTTTTGTTATACTCTGCACTTGCTTTAATAACTGAAACATGGAACCAACGATTACTGCGTGTCCATGGATTTTTATCTTCAGAGGCTCTGTTGATAGTAAAGTAATCTTTATTGACCGGAGCATTTAAACTTGAGTCCCACGGTGCTTCGTCATATCCCTTAACATCAAATGGTTCGCTGTCTGAAATTGGATAGTCTTCAGGTGTTTTAAAATCTTCCACTGCTAGTAATTTAATTGCAGTACCAACACCTTCAACATAGTATTCTTTATCTTGATAACTTTCAGGTAGTGTTCCGCCACGGAATTGTACTTTTAATCCATTGGTAAATTTAACACCTGTTGGTGATGTATATTCTTTAGCGCCTATGATATCATCTTGTATGTTTAAAGTTAATTGATCAACAGCATCAACTACTCGAATAATACCAAATCTATTTTCATCATTTTGATCTTGATAGTATAAAGTATTGCTGATTGCTGTAATGTGTGGTTGTTCTTCAAAGAATCCTTCTGCTGTTTTCCAAAAATATTGATTGTTATATTTTGTGCCGTATTGTACATGTACTTTTTTCAAGTTAGGAACTTCTTTAACTTTGTTAAGTACCATAATTGGATTTGCACCACTAGGATCAAATTGAGGTGAATTTTCATCTTCCTCGTAACGATATTCGATACGATAAACAGAATAACGATCTGTTTTAGTTGCTATGTCTTGTGATTCAGCAAAAGGTGTATCATTATCATCATATGGTGCAGTGTCAAATAAGTCATCTCTTTTCCAACCTGAGTCTTCACCGTCACCTGGGTTTCTATTAGTAAAGATAATTGTTCTGTTACGTAGATCAGTAACTTCATCAATACCATCATACTTGTCTAAGAATGGTCTTACCTGTTGATTGTTAACTTCATCAAATCTTAACTCTGTAACTAAATCAACTTTAGCCACAGTGTCCATGTTTAAGAAAAAGTTTTGTTCAGTATCTAGTGGAACATTAAATTGAATAACACCATTGTCCTCACCGTTGTTAGTAACACCTAGTACTTCGCGGCTTGATTGGTTTGGCTGACCTGGAACAAGACCATTTGCGCCTGGGTTTGTTTGAATCCAAAATGGATTACCTGTTTGTTCTACATTAAATTTATAATTGCCGCCTCGAACAACTGTGATAGTTGGGTTTGTTCCTTCTACACCACTAAGATTATAGTCAAATTCATTTCTAGTAACATCATATTCGTCACTAGTAGATATTTCAGTAGCACCTACATCAACCGAGTCAGGACCTTGTGGTAGCCAATAATATTGTGAGAAGTTAACAAATTTATCGTAGTCTACAAACGGATCCCATGAATAGTATTCTGAATCAAATAATCTATCATGTCTATTAACATTAGCACCTGCTACCTGTAGAGCATCCACTATGCCTGGATATGTTAAAAAGTCTTTAGTTTCAGATGAGTCTTTCTTTTTATATGTAACTGCTGGCTCTAATTGATATGATGCCCGTTCTTGGTCTTGTTCTAATATATAACTATCAAGACCTTTGACACCTAATCCAGTTCTACGACCAACATATCCCTCAACACGTCTTAGTTGGGGACGCTGTACAATTTGATCAAGAGTGGCATTTAGAAACTTCTGATTGGTTTCTGTTTGAAATATTTCAGGTAATAGGTCTAATGTTCTAGTAAATCTTGCCATTCTTTATCCTAGTTCTTTTTAAGAGCGCCTGCTGTTAATGCATCTATAACTTCAATGTCATTAACTGTGGCCGCGTTAACAAAAATTTCGTTCGGTGCACAACGAACTTCGTATAAATCACCAAATGTTTTAGTTGGGTCTGTTGGTACAATAACTACTGAACTAACAATATCACCTAGTTCTTCGTGCAGGTATGCTGATAATTCAGAGAAGTAAAATGTATCACCAAAGTCCCATTTATCAATAGTAAAGTATTCGTTCATTGCTTGTACAACACGTGATTTAATTTCGCCTGTTGACACTACTACTCCGCTTTGTCTAATAACTTTAATTTTACCTTGTAATTCTAAACTTGCTTTTTCACCAAATAATGGTTTAAATGTCACAGAGTTTAGAATTAGACCATCACTGGCCATTTTATAATCTTCCAATGAGTTATAAGCCAATGTTAATTCATCAATGGTGGGTTGGTTTGGTTTAGTAACTTTACCAGTTGAGTCTTTAATCCAGCTTAAATATGTTGAATAGTATGTGTTAGTTACAAGGTATAGATCAATAATATTTGTCAGTGCTGGATCAATTCTGCGTGTGTTTGGTGAATTGTGTATGTATCTAAAGAACATATCCTGTCTACCCACTGACACGCGATAATCCTTAGTTTCGGTAATCGTAAACTCACTGCCTGTAATTGATAATTGATAAAATTTCTTATCTGTATAAGCATAGAATACTTGACCTTGCAGATATTCTTTTTTCTTAAGCTCAATACTTTTTAGGTCAGCATACATCATATTGATAGTACCACTAGCAATTGGCACCCATCTTTCTAAGTTGTCAAAGTCTGTTTGTCGCTCAAAGAATACATATTTTGTATTTGGACTCACTGTTGGTGCTACTATGTCTTTAAAGATATCTGGATTGTCAGCAATCCCGTCTGAATCTTTATCTGAGAAACTTACTAATACTTTAAAGTTATCTACAAATCCGTCTGTTTCAACTTCTTGTCCAATAATATCTAGTCTAATGTCACTTGTTAAACTTTCGTTTGCGTCTGGCTTAGTATTTGTTTTTAATACTACAACATTGTCATTGACTGTTTTACCTGTTTTAGGATCATACACTTTTGCATTTGAATCAAAAATAAATCTATTTTCCAATACTGATGCAAAGAAGTAACTTAGGTCACGGTATTTGATTGTATAAATCTCACCATCTGTAGTAAATTGTATTAACCATGATGCGTCACGATTTAATCCGTCTTTATTTTTAGCATAGTTAGTGTTGTATTCTGCGTTTTCATCAATGTTATCTGTTGAAATAATATACCATTCTCCAGCTTCTTCATCGTATCCAATACCAAAGTCTCGATATACTTCAATTTGATCAATCATTTGATTTTCAAATGCCACTGTTAAATCTGTAGTGAACTTAGGAATAACTTCAACTGGTACACATCCTGTAGGTAGGTATTCATTAAATGTTACAGGACCAGATCCATCTGCTAAGTTGCCCTTACCAAAATTAGTACCATCAAGATATAGATCAGTAACTGTTGCCCATATCTCTAATCTCTCATTTGGTTTAGTTGGTACTCCTGACTGTAGTCTATTATTAGCATCAAAATATTGATTGGTTGGTGGTACAAACTTAACTAGAGCACCTTCCTCAATATATTTTGTATTATTTGATGTTAAATTAATTGGTGTTGCTCCACCCGACACATCATCTTTAAAGTAGCCTGTTGTTTGATTAACAATAGCAGTTGATTGATTCCAAGAAATTCCTGATAAACTAATACGTTCATATTTGTCATAGTAGAAATGTTTAAATCCTCTAGACTTAAGAATTGGTTCTACTGTATTCTGAATAACATCAGCAATATCATTTGTGTCTACAAAACTAAATGTTTTTGTAGGATCTGTAAATGATCTGTACAACATGCCATCACTAGCAAAAGACGTAGTTGATGAGTACTTACCTGTTGGGTCTAGCAAGTCTAACTGTCTGTTAATGCCAACACCTGTTCTAGACAGTGCTTTTGATTTTAAAATACTTGTAAATCTAGTAAATGGGAAGTTGTTATAGTCTTCACCGTTGACCATTCTGTTCTGTGTGTAAAATGTCGCTGGCGCTCTTTCTTTAATTTCATTAATAGATTCTCTTGCTTTAGAATTTGAAACAGGGCTTTGTAATGATACTGTCAACGTTAATGTTTCTGTTCTACCGTTACGGCTTACATAATTAATAGGTACTTCGACATTTTGAATTTCTTCAGGATTAATAATATATTCTAACCCGTTTGATGTTCTTACATAACTTCTATAATCCCCTAATGGTATTTTAGAGAATGTACCATCGCCAAATTGTAATTGTATTTGATCATTTGTTCTTGAGTTAGTTTGGTAAACTTCACGCTCTCCTGTACCACCGGTTTTATCAATAGCAAAAATGTTATCAACCTCTCTCCATTCTGTTAATGTATTTCCTTGTTGGTTCAGCTCAAATAACCAAACGTCATTGTTGTTGACTCCTTCAACATTAATATTAACTGTTCTGTTGGATATACGATCTACTAGAGTAAAGTCTTGGTTTGTTAATGTTCCTTGTTTGAACATAAAGAAAAAGCCGGTGTTTTCTGAACCGTATCCTAATTTGTCATTTTTATAAAGTATATTAAATGCTCCACCTGGCTGTGGACTTTGTTCGTATATATAAGTTTTATCTACTGATGTGCCTGACACAATTTCAAAATCCATCGACACTCCGTCAACGTCACTTTGGAAACTAGCAATAGGCATAGTGTTTGGCGTTGTATTAATCTGATATTCGTCTGTGTTAACACCAAGTATTTGTTTTGAATTAGCAGGACGACCAAAACGCTGACTGTCAATCATTGCCGCATTCATAATTGCGTTGAACTGTTCTAACCAATCTGGATTAGTTACTGAATTCCAGTTAACTGTAATACCTGATAGATTAAAGTTGTTGTAATCTAAGACTGATTCTGTTGTTTGAACTGCTGTGACTTTTAAGAATCCATGGCTGTTAAGATTTCGTTTAGGTTGATACCCTACAAGTTTAGCAAGTTTAACTACAGAGTCTCTACGCTCTGCTGTATCTAAAAAGTTTTCTCTGGTGTTTAAGTCGTTACGGAAAGCAAGACCTTGGCCCATAAATGCCATTAAGTCTAGCAGTGCAATAAATTCACTTGATTCTGTATAATCGTTAAATGTTTCTGGATAGTACAGACGTAAGTAGTCAACCATTGACTTACGTAGAGTTTCAAAGTCGTAACTTTGGAAGTCAGCCTCTTTGTAAGTGCGGTATAACTTCTTCCAATCTTCCGCC